ACCGCCGAGTTCGCAATCGGCGCGATCACGATCACGGAAGACTGATCGGATCGGGCGCCGCGCGTTCGGCGTTGAAAGCAAGCGCACGCCCGGCGCCTAGCGCGTCGGCGTGCGCTTTCGTGTTTGTGTTCTGCGAAATGTGATCCATGGCTGCAACCTACGTTGACTCAAGATCGGCCGGCCGCGGCGGAACGAATGCTCCGTTTGACAATTACGGGGCCGACCCGCTCGAAGTCGATTGCGGTTCGGCTGGCGATCGGATCGTCGTCGTCTTCGTTGTCAGTTACGGGAGCGCGGCAGTCAGCCCGCAAAACGTCCAGCTTAACGAGACGACGAACTTCGTTCACCTTGCGAGCGTCGACGAAGATCAGTGGAGCAACTTTTTTCGGCTGGACATTTACTATCTGTTGAACCCCCCGACGGGAACGAACGAAGTCACGGGAAGCACGGCCGCAGCGAGCGTTTACAATACGGGGATCGGAATCTTCACGTTCACGGGCGCGGCGCAAAGCGCGCCGGCTTATGCGTCCGACTCGGGGGTTCTAAACGAAAGCTTAGCAAGCGTTACGATCACGCCGAACGACGCGGCTTCGATTTTGCTAGGTTGCGTTCACGCTTGGGAATCGACACTAAGCGATCTCGTTCCCGAGAGCAGTCAAACCGAACCGGCCGGTCTCGATATTGACTACTCTTCTGGAACGTCGACGCGAATCACGGGCGGTTACTCTTCGGCCGGTGCAACAACGCCACAAACCCGATCGTGGTCGTTTACGGTTGGAGGCACGCCCGACGAGCCGGTCGATCTTTGGGCGCAAGCGATCGTTGAACTTCAACCGGCGGGCGCGCTCGAAGCTCTCGTCGGTTCGAGCGCTGGATCGGCGACGGTCTCGGGATCGTTGAACGTGGACACGGCGCTCGCGGGTTCGAGCGCTGGATCGGCGACGGTCTCGGGATCGTTGAACGTGGACACGGCGCTCGCGGGTTCGAGCGCTGGATCGGCGACGGTCTCGGGATCGCTCAATCTCGACGTTCCCTTGAACGCGTCGAGCGCTGGATCGGCGTCGATCTCGGGGTTGCTCGGGCGACGACGACCGTTCGCGGCTTCGGCCGCGGGCGCCGCGGCCGTTTCGGGTTCGCTCAATCTCGACGTTCCGCTCGAAGGGTCGAGCGACGGGGCCGCGACGGTTGGCCCGGCCGCGCTCAATCTCGACGTTCCGCTCGAAGGGTCGAGCGCGGGCGCTAGCGCGGTCTCTGGCGCGCTTTCGGTCGACACGGCGCTCGAAGGGTCGAGCGCGGGCTCCGCGGCCGTGGCGGGCGTGCTAGGTGTCAGCGTCGAGCTTATCGGTTCGTCGGCCGGCGCGGCGACGGTTTCGGGCTCTCTCGGGATCAAGCGGCCGATTGCGGCGACGAGCGCGGGCGCCGCGGCCGTTTCGGGTTCGCTCAATCTCGACGTTCCGCTCGACGGGCAAAGCGACGGAGCGGCCGTCGTCGGGCCGGCAACGCTCAATCTCGACGTTCCGCTCGAAGCGACGAGCACGGGGCAAGCGACGGTCTCGGGAACGTTGCGAGAGATCGACGCTCTCGACGGGCAAGCGAACGGGGTCGCGACGGTCTCGGGATCGTTGAACGTGGACACGGCGCTCGAATGTCAAGCCGACGGCGCCGCGACGGTCTCGGCTGATCTCAGAGTCGACGGCTACTTGTTCGGAACGAGCACGGGACAAGCGACGGTCTCGGGCTCTCTCAATCTCGACGTTCCGCTCGAAGCGACGAGCACGGGACAAGCGACGGTCCAGGCAACCGAGTTCGATCGAACGCGTGGCTTCGTCGGAAGCCCTACGGGCGCGGCGACGGTTGCGGGAACGTTGAACTTGGACACGACGCTCGAAGGTTCGAGCGACGGCGCGGCAACGGTCGCGCCTGCCGATCTCAACCTCGACGTTCCGTTGAACGGTTTCGCGAATGGCGTTGCGACGGTCTCGGGGTTGCTTAGTCGGCTTCGACTTCTCGAAGGTCAAGCCGACGGCGTGGCGACGGTTGCGGGTTCGCTCGATCTCGACATTCCGCTCGAAGGTCAAGCCGACGGCGCGGCGACGGTCTCGGGCGATCTAGCAGAGACCGACACGCTAAGCGGAACGGCGAGCGGGTCGGCGACGGTTGCGGGCTCTCTCAATCTCGACATTCCGCTCGAAGGTCAAGCCGACGGATCGACGACGGTCTCGGCGCCGCTCGAACAACGACACGCGCTTTCGGGTTCGAGCGCGGGACAAGCGACAGTCTCGGCTAAGATCAGAACTCTTCGCATGCTCGAAGGTCAAGCCGACGGCGCGGCGACGGTCTCGGGAACGCTTCGCGTCAACTTCAAGAGCTTGACAGGCGAAGCGAACGGGCTCGCGACGGTTGGCCCGGCCGCGCTCAATCTCGACGTTCCGTTCGAAGGTCAAGCCGACGGGTCTTCGGTTGTCGAAGGTTCGCTTGCGCTCTTCGTTCCGGTTGCGTTCTTGGCGTGTCTCGACGGCGAAGCATACGAGACGATCGAAATCGACGGCGCAGTCTACGAAACGCTCCACTTCTCGGAAGAAGGCGACGGGACTTGCGGCGATTAGGCGTCGAGCGGATCTTGAACTTCGATCGTCTTGCCGGGCGCGTAGAATTTCACTGATCCCGGTCCGGTCATGACCGGCGCGATCTTGATCGTTTCGGGGATCGGAACGTCGCTCGCTTGCAGCAAACGGATCAATCGAACGAACGTCGCCGTTTGCGATCCCGAGTCGACGTTCGCGGCCCATGTCTCGCGCGCCCCGCTCTGACGCTCGACAGTGAACTCGGCCGAGACAACGGTCGAGAGATCAATGAATGGATCCGAACTCGTGACGTCGTATCGGATCGCATACGGATCGACGGCGCCCGCGGGAAGCGTCTCGTCGACAGCGGAAAGGCCGGCGCTTTGACAAGTCACGATCCAGATCATAGCGTAAGCGGCCGAAACCGGATAGGCTTTCACGAAATGAGCTTCGCAACCGCGCCAAAGATCGCACACGGCGCCGCGCCGCTCGGGGTAGTCAAGCGGACGGAAGCCGACTTTCACGACTGGATCGCGAGCGAAGTCGGGTTCGCGTCGAACTTCTGCAATTGGAACGACGATCCGCTCGTGCTCGAAGCATATCAATTCGGCTTCATGTGCGACGAGTCTTCTTACCGTTGCGCCGAGAAGAGTCGTCAAACGGGTTACTCGTTTATCTTCTCGGTCGAAGCGCTCGCGCGTTCGCATTTGCGCGAGTCGCATACCGCGATCTTCGTTTCGTACAATCTCGCCGACGCGAAAGAAAAGATCGCTTACTGCCGGCAACTTCACGAAGAGTTGCCGCTCTCGCTTCAACGAAAGCTCGTCGTCGATTCGAAACTCGAACTCGGCTTTCGCGCGAACTCGGGAAGCGGTCGAGTCAGTCGGATCATTTCGAATCCGTCGAAGGCGCCCCGCGGCAAGACGGGCGATATCTACCTCGACGAGCTAGCGCATTGTCAGAACGATCGCGAAATCTACAAGGGATCAACCGCGCTGATCTTGCGCTCGGGTGGACAGCTAACGATCTGTTCGTCGCCGCTCGGAAGACGCGGCACGTTTTGGGAAGTCGCACGCGAAGAAGTGAAGCCTTATCGCGCATACTCGAGGCAACATATCCCGTGGTGGCTTTGTCGCGACTTCTGCAAAAACGTTCCGCGCGCGGCGAACGACGCGTCGAAGATGGACACCGAGACGCGTGTTCGCGAGTTCGGCAAGCCGGGGATCTGGGAACAATACGACTCGCTTCTTCTCGAAGACTTTCAGCAAGAGTTCGAAGTCTTCTATTCCGACGAAGCAATGACCTTCTTCCCCTACGAATTGATCCTCGGTTGTTGCGTTCTCGATAGCGAAGATTTGGTCGAAGACTTCGGCGGACTGAACGGCGCTCGCGGTCGACTCGTCGGCGGTTACGACGTCGGGCGCAAACACGATCTTTCGGTTCTCTCGATCTTCGAAGTCTTCAAAGACGGGCGCAAGCGTTGTCGCATGCTTCGTGTTTACGAGAAGGCCGCGTTCGAGCGACAAGAGAGCGACCTTCGATCGTTGCTCACGATCGCGTCGATCTCGCGGCTCTCGATCGATAACACCGGCATGGGGATCCAGCTTGCCGAGAACCTTCAAAACGAGTTCCCCGCGATCGTCGTTCCCGAGACTTTCACGACGACGAGCAAAGAAGTTTGGGCGACCGACTTCAAGATCGGCTTGCAGCGCAAAGAGATCGAGTTGCCACGCGATCGCATGCTGATCAGTCACATTCATTCGATCCGCCGAAGCGTTACTTCGGGGGGCCGAGTGACCTTCGAAGTCGACTCGAACGAGTCGAAGGGTCACGCGGATTTGTTCTGGTCTTGCGCGCTTGCGTGCCAAAAAGAGCGCGGCCCGGCGAGAGAGCTTCCGTCGATCGGCGTTCGGGTGATAGGGTAGAGCCCCCATGAAGAAGTTCGACGTTCACGTCTTCGAGTGCAAACGCGACCCCGACATGAAGAGCGAACGCGTCAGAGTCGGCGCGCGGCTCGTGCCGAAAGACACGATCCCGAAGCTCATTCATAAGATCGCCGTGAAGGCGATCGGCCACGATCAAGCGTTGCGCGCCGTTCGAGATCGGTTGAAGTCTCTCGGTCTCGTCGTGCGCGGTCTGAACTTCAGTGCCGAACACAAGCGGCTGATCGTCGCATACGTTTTCGAAAGGGCGAGCAAATGACAATGCGTGGAGTCGTTCAGTCAATTCCGCTCCCGGCCGGGACTGGCACGGGCGAAGCGCGGAACGTTCTGGAGTTGATCGATATGGTTGTCGCGCTTAGCGCCGCAACCGGAACCCCGACGGGTGGATCGATTCAACTCGAAGGCTCGTTCGACGGGGCGACCTTCTTCAACGTCGGATCGGCAATGACGGCGAAAGGTGATTTCGTCGAAGTGACGACACCGAAGCGCGTCAAGTTCTTGCGCGCGAACGTTGCGTCGACGCCAGCCGGCGGAACGTACAAGCTCGAAGTCTTCGGAACCGAACTCAGCCGGGGTTGAACCATGTCGAAGACGGACACGAAGACGAAGACGAAGACGAAGCCGGTCGATCCACTCGACAAGATCCTTTGCGCTCGACACCGTGACTTGATCGAGACGCGCGTCGGAAAGGATCGAGTTGATCGGTTCGTAGCAATCGAGATCGCTCCGCGGCTTCGCGCGGCGAAGCCCGAACTCGTGCTCGAAGCGAAGAAGACCGGCAAGCCGATCGGGCAACTGTGTTGCAAGTTGGGCGACGCGGGGATCAACGACGCGATTCAGGGCAAGCCGATCAAGTTCGCGAAGAAGGCGAAGCCCGAGAAGACCGGCGCGGGTCATGACTGATCAGAGCGAAGCGCGGCTTGATAACAAAGCGCGACTCGGCGACGCGTTGCCGCTCGTCAAGGCGCGGTTGATCGGTGAAGGCAAAAGCGATCCGCTTCTCTCGAATCAGGTTGAAGTCGACGACAACGTTCGAAACCTCTTCGATCAAGCGGGCGCGATCGAGCCTCCCTACGATCAAGAAATGCTTTGCCTGCTCTTCGAACACTCGTCGGGGTTGCGCCCGAACGTGGACTCGTATGCGACGAATATCGACGGGTTCGGTTATCGCTTCGAACCGGCGTTTCGTCTCGACGCACCAAAGGATCGGGATCGGATCAAAACTCTTCTTGCGCGCAAGCCGAAGAAGATCGAGAAGTCGACGCGCGACAACAACGCGGCAGAAGGCACGCCCGTTCCACCCGACGACGAACTCGAGGCCGAACTCGGCGAACTCGGTCAGGCCATGATCGAAGAGAAGTCGAAGCTCGATCGCTTCTTCGAGAATTGTTGCGACGAACATTCGTTCGTGAAGCTTCGACGGCTGACGCGACAGGATCTCGAAGTCATGGGAAACGGCTATTGGGAAGTCTTGCGCAACCGCGAAGGGCAGATCGCGCAATTCGTCTACGTTGCCGGCTTCACGGTTCGGATCACGCGACGGCTTCCGCCCGTCGAGATCGAGCGACGCGTTCGCGTTGACGAACTCAACTTCGAGACGGTCAAGCGGCGCAAACACTTTCGGAAGTTCGTTCAAGTCTTCGACGGTCAACTCGTCTACTTCAAAGAGTTCGGCGACCCCCGCTTGATCTCGGCGAAGACCGGCAAGATTTGGGGCGAGCAAACGGCCGAGAACTTCGCGCGCATGCAAGCCGAAGAAGGCAAGTCGACGCGCGCCGCGACCGAGATCAAACACTTCAAGATTGACTCGCCTCGAAGCGTCTACGGGATCCCGCGTTGGATCGGAACGCTTCTGTCCGTCTTCGGATCGCGCTTGTCAGAAGAAGTGAACTTTCTCTATTTCGACAACAAGAGCGTTCCCCCGCTTGCCGTTCTCGTCAGCGGCGGGCGGATCAGCGAAGACTCGGTTTCGCGGATCGAGAGCTACATTCAGAACAACTTGAAGGGCAAGCGCAACTTTCACAAGATCCTCGTTCTCGAAGCCGAGCCCGCGGTCGGTACGCAGCAGACCGAGACAAGCGCGCGCATGCGGATCGAGCTTCGCCCGCTGACGGGCGCGCAACAGAGCGACGCGCTTTTTCAGAAATACGACGAGCGCAACCTCGACAAGATCGGCGGTTCGTTCCGGTTGCCGCGTTTGCTTCGCGGCGATATTCGAGACTTCAATCGGTCAACCGCAATGGCCGCGTTGAACTTCGCCGAAATGCAAGTCTTCCAACCCGAGCGCGAAGACTTCGATTGGGAGATCAACAAAGACCTTCTTGTCGACATGGGCGTTCGGTTCTGGAAGTTCGTGTCTCGCGCGCCGGTCACGCGTGATCCCGTTGCGCTCTCTGAAATGATCCGCAACCTTGCGAACGGTCACGTCTTGACACCCGAAGAGAGTCGCGAGCTTTCCGAAGACGTCTTCAACCGAGAATTTGCGAAGCTCGACGCGGAATGGACAAAGCAACCGATGGCGCTAACGCTTGCGGGTCTCGGAAGCGGAAGCGCTGGCGCGGTCGGTCAAGCTCTCGGCGAAGCGGCGAAAGCCGCGGCCGACGGCGGCGAAGAGTTGCCGGTGCTCGTCGAACGACTCGTTCGGGTCCGAAAGCTTCTCGCGAAAGCCGAAGAGCGCGCGGCCGAAGAGACACTTCGAAACGCGCTCGGGTGGGATGATATGGAACGCGAAGTGATCCACGTTCCCGCCGAAGAAATGGAGCGAATGATTGGCGCCGACGAATCAAGCGCCAGCGCTTCGACGGACTGACGGTTGCCCGTCGCGGCTCGGGCCGGGAGAGTACAAGCGGATCCCGACTCGGAACGAACGCGCGCCGGTCGGGTATTACGTCGCGTGTCCATGTTGCGGGTTCCGGTGCATGGTTGTTCTTGTCGAAGAGTTCGGAACCGAAGAAGACGAAGACGGACACTTGATCTCGACGTCGAAGCCGATCCGGTGCAAGGCTTGTCACGTCGAAGGGTTCGTTCTCTCGGGAAGGTTCGATCATGCCGCTTGACGCTTGCGCGCTTCACGATCACTTCGCTTCGGCCGTCGACGCGATCGATTGGCTTCTCGTGAACCGGCGCGACGCGATTCGGAAAGCGCTCAACCCGTTGAACCAAAGAGAGCATGCGAAGATCGCTCTTCGCTTGTCTCGTGCGATCAAGGGGATCACGGGACCGGCCGAAGCTAACGCCATGCGCGAAGCGCTCGCGACGCTGGACGTTGACTGGCCGAACCTAAGTCACGCGGCGCGCGAACGAGTGATCACGACGGCGAAGCGCAGCGTTGCGCGGAACATTCCAAAGGCAATCGAGCCTCGAGTTCAAGAACAATTCCGACTCTTCGGCAAACCGATCGCGCGCGGCGCGAAGCGGTTCGCGGTCACGCAACACAAGCTCGACATTTCGGCGACCATGAGTTCGAGAGACGTCGCGCTTGCGCGCTTCGCGGCGCGCTCGCCTGTGAACTTCATTCGCGACGAATACGGCAAGCGAAGCGAGACCATGGGGCGACGCGTTCGAGAAGTTGTCGCGCAAGGGATCGAGCGCGGCGCGGGTTCGAGAGAGATCGTTCGGGACTTGAAAGCTCAGATCGGCGATCTCGGAAAGCTCGGGCGCGGCGACTTTTATTGGGAAGTGACGGCGCTTGCATTCACGAACCGCGCGCGAACGATCGGGCAACTGAACGCGTTTCAAGAAGCTGGCTTCGAGCGTTACGTTTGGGAAAGCGTGCTCGACGAAGTGACAACCGAGACTTGCCGCTTCTTGCACGGGAAGACGTTCAACGTAAACGCAACGCTTCAAACGGTCCAGCAAGCCGAGCAAGCCGACAACCCCGAAGCGTTGAAGATCATCCAGCCATGGATCACAACCGGGCGCGACGACGCGACCGGCGATCGCGCCATGTTCTATCGTGACGCCAAAGGCGAGAAAGTGATCGTCGCAACGATCGAGCAAGGCGCGAAAGGTACGGCCGACAAGATCGGCGACTACAGTCAGAAGATCAGCGACAAGGGTCTTCAGGATCAAGGGCTGTCCATGCCTCCGATCCATGGCTTGTGTCGGTCAACGATCCTTCCCGACATAACCGGGCCGCAACCGAAGACTCAACCGGCGCAACCGAAAGCCTCACCCCCCGTTCCCGCGGGCGCGCCGAAGCCGAAGCCTCCACCGTTCCCGAAGAAGGGGGTTCACTTCGAAAACTTCTTCTCGTCGATCGACGATCCAGAGGCAGAGCGACAGATCCTTTCGGCCATGGGCGAGTGCGGCGCGCTTCCCATGCTCAAGAAGAAGCCGATCGGTCGAGTCGTCTTCACGAACAAAGTCGATATCAATAGCACGCCGGCAAACGTCATGATTAGCGAAGGCGCGAATGGCGAATACTTCTCCGAAATGCGTCATACCGTGTGGACTGCCGAGACTGCTGATCAGATCGGCAAACTCAAACAACGGTCGACGTTGAAGGTTAGATCGGATCGTTCGCATGCTCCGGCAACGAAGACACCTAGCAAGACGAACGAGCCAACGGGATGGAGTGTTAGCGAAGCAAGAGAAGGTGCAATCAACAAAGCGCGCGCGACCATGGTTCACGAAGTTGGACACCATGTCCATTTTGAAGGGCTCGGGTTGTCGGGCGGAACGATCGATTATGATCTCTCGACCCCCGAGTTCGTGAAGGTGGATCGTGTTGTCAAAAAGGCTTGGCAAGGTCGACCGGCGGCGTCTCACCTAGTCAACGAACAACTAGCGGCGATCACGGGCTATTCCGAGAGCAGTCGGTTCGAGTATTTCGCCGAAGCGTTCGCGCTTCACTTCTATGATCCCGCGGCTCTTCGCGCGCGCGATCTTCGCGCGTTCGAAATGGTCGAAGAAGTCAGAAAGATTCGCAAGCTCGGGAAGCCTGATCGAAGACTCGTGATCGGAAAAGCGCTAGTCATGATCGCCGACGAGATCGAGAAGGCGAAACGCGCCGACGACTGGACCGAGTTGACGAAGATCAGTCGCAAGACGGCGGATCTATTCTTGGCCGGTAGGCTCACAACCGACAAGCTCGACAAGCTCGAAGCGGAAGCCGTGAAAGCGGCGGGCGCGAACAATTTCAACGGCTGGCGCGAAGACTTCGCGCGCTACCGGGAATGGCTTTTCTGGGCCGAAATCGACTAACTCTCGACGTGAAGCTCGACGAACGGACCCGAGACGGATACTCTCTCGGGAAACGTGAACGAGATCAGTCAACTAATACCGTCGGGGCAAGGCGTCTTCCGTGGACTCGTTGAAGACGGTTCAGTCGGTCGAGTGACAATCGGTTTCATGATCGCGATCGAGAAGAGCTTCGCGCAAGACGGAGCACGCGTCACGCAAAGCGAAGTGAAGCGGCGTTTCGAATTGTGCGCCCGGATCTTCAAGACGCTTCGCGGCGATCTCCATTGGGGGATCGAACGGATCGAAGGTCACTTGAGCGAATACCTACGCGCCGAACTCGACGGGCGAACATGGGAACCGGACAAGCGCGAAGTCTGGATCCCGGGCGACGGGTGACACTATGCCAGCGACACCGTTTGCCGACTTGCCTGTGAAGGATTCGCCGTGGGGAAACAAGACGACGATCGAGAATGAAGTTCTCGGCGATCCGCCCAATTGGGATCGGTACAAGAAAGCTCACCTTTGGTTCGACCCGAAGCGCGCCGATTCAAAAGCGGGCTACAAGCTACCCGTCGCGCGCATGCTCGACGGAACGTTGACGGTCATTCGTTCACAACTCGGCGCGGCGATCGCTGCGTTGAACGGCGCGCGCGGTGGGGTCGACATTCCCGGCGCCGAACGGCGCGCGGCGTACAATCTCGCGGTTCGTTACTTGAAGAAGTTCGATCCGAAGCTCGAACCGCCCGCGTTGAAAGGTCAGAAGATGGACACGAAGCTCTCGAAGCAAGGCAACAACGGCAACCCCGAGACGAAGACGATCGACGTTCAGACCGCGGCGCGATCTGCTGACGGTCCGTTTCCGGGCGGCGGGGTCGCAACAAATCTCGACGAGCTAGCGAAGCGACTCTCGGATCTTCGCAAGGCTGACGGCGACGAGTCGAAGACGGACACGAGCGGCGCTAGCGACGCTGACGAGAACTCTCGGAAGCTCGACGCTGACGAATGGCCCGACGATATGAATGATCCCGCGTTCGTCGAGCGCGGCGAAGTAGACGGCCCCGAGTTCGGCGCCGATCCCGATCTGTCAGCGGCCGACGCTGACGAGTGAACCCCTTCGACACGGGCAAGAGCTATGTTTGACGAGATCGAGAAACGAGTGTTCGGCTACCCCGCGGGAAAGGCGCACATGCGATCGGGACTGATCAAACTGATCACGTCTCACTCGACATACGTCGAACCTTTTTGCGGAAGCGCTGGCGTCTTCTTCGCCAAGGATCGATCGAAGGTCGAAGTTCTGTCCGACGTCGACGAAGACGTGATCGAAGCGTTCAAAGCGATCCAAGCGCTGACGGATTCGGAAGCCGACGCGCTTCGCCGCAAGACTTGGAAAGCTTCGCGCGAGACGTTCGACAAGCTCAAGAAGTCGAGCCCGAAGGATCGCGTCGCGAAGCTTCACCGTTTCTTGTTTCTGTCCATGTTCAGCTACATGCGCAACCGCCGAACGTTCGCGCCCGATCGCGTCGGCGTCGAGAGCAACGTCGCCGAACGCGCGATCAAGGCGCGCGATCGGCTAAAGGGGGTCAAGCTTTCGTGCGCTGACTACTCGACGATCGTCAAAGAGCACGACGGCAAGGGAACCTTCTTCTATTTCGATCCCCCGTATGTCGGTCACAACGCGGGGGTTGGCGAAACGAAGTTCGACGAAGAGAAGTTCGTCGAGACGTTGAAAGGGATCAAGGGGCGCTTTCTCTTGACGTATGGTGTCAAGGGAAAGACTGACTTCGGCGCGCAAGGGTTCCGCGTTCAGAAGGTCGATCAGCGTCGCACACTCGCGAACGCGACGCGTCTCTCTCGCGAGAAGATCCTCTCGACGCTGATCGTTGCGAACTTCGACGCGCCGGTCTTCAAGGCTTTCTCTGACGTTGCCAGCCTCGAGATTGTCGAACCGAGAACGATCGTCGACGTGACGCGCGTCGCCAAGCGCGACGGCGGAATCCATTCTCACATTCTCGATCGCAAGAAGCGAGAGACCGATCTCGACGGCGCGCATTCTCATATGTTCGTGATCGAAGGTGAGTTTCGCAAGCGAACGATCGTGACGCTTTACGACGGCGCGCACATGCACAAGCTGTCCAAAGAAGACGCGGAACGAACGAACGAAGACGGTAAACACAAACACAAGGTCCGCTTCTTCTCTCTCGAAGATCCGTTCGACGAAGGTTCGCTTCTCGACACCGAACCGGGCGACGGTCACGCGCACGAGCTATTGACCGGAACGACGGTCTTCGACGGGTTGCATCAACACGATCTAACCTTGCCGAACGGGAAGAAGATCCGCTCGTTGACTCCGGCGCAATTCGCGGCCATGCGAAAGCGTGACGACGAAGAGCCACACTTCGAGATCCCGCTCGACGGCGAACCGCGCCCGGCCGTCTTGAAGCTTCGTGTCGACGAGAAGAGCGGCAAGGCCGAAGCCGATCTTTGGTTCGACAACGGGAACCATGCGGTCGGGTGGGCGCTCGACTTGCATTCGGGCGAGTTCGAGATCGACAAGGCGCGAACGGTTGCCGACCGATTCTCGGCGCATGGCTCGCAGCATTTCGAGCCGTTGATCGATTCGTTCGTCGAAGCGCGTTCTCTCGGCGCTCTCGATCATGGCGTCTTGAAGCTCGACGGATCAGTCGAAGGCGGATCCGTGCTCCATCTGGACTCGTGTCTCTTCGAGCACGGGATCCACACGGAAGACTCTCACGAGTATTTCTTGACGAAGGGCGACGAGCTTGTCGGCGTGTTCGAAGTCTGGCGTTCGGGGATCGAGAAGTGGCAAGCGCGGCTTCGAAAGTCGAACCTTCTTCCCGGCGTGCTATCGCAACGTGCGGTTTCTGACGAACTCATGCCACCCGACGGCGTTTCGGCGTTGCCCGAGCACGTCGAGAAAATGATCCCGCCCGAGCTTCGCTTCTGGGAAGCCAAAGGCGAACACGCGCGCGAGCTTCGCGACGCTCTCGTCGCGTCGCAAATGGTGACGAACGATCGGCTCGCGATCGTGGGCGGGGCGATCCGCATGGTATCGAAGAGCGTCGAACTCTTCGAGCTTCCCGAGCCCGGCGAACTCTTGCCAGACTGGCCGCTCGAAGCCGTCGAGAAACACTTCGGCGTGAAGGTTCGCGAAGCGTTCGGCAACGACGACGGAACCGCGAAGCGCGGAACGGTGAACTTCTTCGACTTGTGCGACGCGGAGCCCGACGAGATCGAGTCGAGCGCGGGAACCATAACGAAGACCGACGGCGATTTCGTGATCGCTTGCGTCGACTCTCCCGGGACGCGTGACACACTCGGGAAGCTCGGGCGCGTCTTCCGTTTCGTGCCTCGAGATCCGCGCCACGCGATCGAAGTGACGAAGCGGATCTTCGTCTCGTCGCTTCCGCTCGTCTTGACCGACGGCGTAGAATGGATCCAGAAAGCACGCGTCGAGAAACCGTTCGCCGGCTTCGAGACGTTCGACGATTGTGTCTCGTCGCAAGTTGCCGACGGCAAGAGCGAAGACACGGCTCGTCGAATTTGCGGGTCACTACAGGCCGAAACCGAGACCGGGAAAGCGGCCGAAGACGAAGAAGACGATCTCGACGCGATCGTCGTGAAGGCAAGCGGCCGTCAAGAGATCCCGATCGTGAAGATCAGCGAAGAGCGTTTCGTTCTCGGCGTCGTTCTCGAACCCGAAACGAAGGATTCGCAAGGCGACATTTACTCGGCCGACGAAGTTCGCAAAGCGGCCCATGGCTTCATGGAAAAGTTTCAGAACGTCGGGCTCCAACATAGAAAGCTCGTCAACGGCAAGGTTCGGATCCTCGAATCGTTCGTCGCGCCAGCGGATCACAAGCTAGGAAAAGCGGCCGTGAAAAAAGGGACGTGGCTTCTTGGCGTGCGAGTTGTTGACGACGCCCTATGGTTCGCTGTCAAATCGGGGAAGCTCACGGGCTTTTCGATCGGCGGTTCCGCTATTCGTCGCCCCGAGCAGTCGTCTTGACAGACACACTCCACCCGATCAGAATTTTCCCGAACATGACGAAGCGCAAAGAAGACGACGAGACTTCGACGACGCGGCTTAGTGACATTCGCGTTCACGAGGTTTCGCTAGTTGACCGAGCGGCGAATCGTCGTCGTTTCCTACTGACGAAGAGCGAGGAT